AAGCCTCAGACAGTTTAGCCCCAGACAGGTTAGCCCTAAACAGGTCAGCCCTAGACAGGTCAGCCCTAGACAGGTTAGCCTCAGACAGGTTAGCCCCAGACAGGTTAGCCCTAAACAGGTCAGCCCTAGACAGGTCAGCCCTAGACAGGTTAGCCTCAGACAGGTTAGCCCCAGACAGGTTAGCCCTAGACAGGTCAGCCCTAGACAGGTCAGCCTCAGACAGGTCAGCCTCAGACAGGTCAGCCTCAGACAGGTTAGCCTCAGACAGGTCAGCCCGCTTTCCGCCATCTTCTCCCTTACTCCACTTTGTGTGTTTCCCTAGGATTTCGATTAGATTGTCCATTTCTCTCCTCTCCTCAAAATGAAATACAACATCCCGCAATTCAGGCACTTTACAACACCTCGGTGACCAGCTGCATTTTCATCTTGTTTTTTACATAAAGGGCAGGTTACGGGCTCATTTCGTCTCGTCGGTTTACTGTCGGGAATAGATGATTCGAACTTGGTTAAGGCGTAGCTGAGATTAAATCCCATTAATTCCTTCTGGCATTTCTCACACATCCCGGCTTCTGTTTCGGCTAATTCCCAAAGGATTTCGCTACATTCGCTGCACATTGGATAAGTACTCATCTCCATCTCCTCTCTATGTATTTATTGCTTGCTTATTTCTGAGTAATCTAAAAAGTTCACCTCTTGAATTATCAACAGCCAGGCCACTTACCAGGCCAGTTCCATCGTAGTAATGCTGGATTTCTGCATCTAGTTTGTCTGTCAATTTGAATAGAAAGACTTGCTCCTGGGGATTGCTTCGGTCTATGTCAATAATTCTACCACCCAAAGCGTGAAGATAACTGGCAAGACCAATACTGGAAGTCGGAAAAGGGTCTTGATTTTGTTTCGGCATCTCTATTTTCTCTCTATCTTAAAAATTAAGTAGAATTATGCTTAGAAAGAACCGTGATACCATTGGAGGACTTCTCCCCTACTAGGTTCATCTTCTCTTTCAAGTTTTGTGCCCTCGGCAGTAGTGTCCAACTGTATAAGTAATACATTGGGTGGGCACGCAACCTAAGCGTTTGCCCTCACAGAGTTAGCCTGGGAAGCTAGTTCATCACTAGCCCGCTTAGTGCCTTAGCCCTGCTTAGCAGCTTATTCAGCCATAAGCACAACTCTATTTAATTTTTAAGGTACTCAGGATGGTTTTGTTGTGTCATTTCCCGGGGTAAGACATTCACGTAGGCACACTCTCGCACATAATCTATAATTGTGTACCCTGCCTCTGGTGTCGGTAGTTGCACAAGTTCGGGGTCCTTACCTTGTTCCTCTCGCCTAATCCAGACAGAAAATTTACTCATCTCGTCCCCTCTCTATTTTATTTGAGCTTTTCTGCCCACGTAAATAAAATAACACACTTCCTTTGAATCTGTCAAGCCCCCTGTTATATGATACCGTGTAAAAGAGTACAGGATACCGTGTAAAATCGTATCTGTAAAAAATAAACCAAGTATTTTACTAAAAGGTATTGACAAATCAGATAGAGAATGAAATAATAGAGAGAAGGTGCTCAATTAAACAAACGTTTAATAACAAAGAGGCTTATTAAACAAAAAGGCAAAAGGGGGGAAGTGTATGATAACAATTTATTAAAACCCACAACTTCTGATTTAGCAGGTCGGTACAAATTCAAAATAGGAGGTAAAACAAAATGGACCAGAAAATCATAGATTTTATCAAGGGGCTGATGCAGCCAGCGCTAACACTTGTTGCAATCGTTCTACTGTTTATGATGTCAGTAAGCGGTGCATTCCCTTCGGGTGATGTATTCAAGGTCGTTGTAGGCATTATCCTATTCTGGTTTGGCTACACCGGCATCAAGAACTTCACCTTTACGGGGAATGGCAAGTCCAATGGCACAACCCCAAAAGCTAATGGCGGAACATCTACGGCTACGGTTACTGGTGATGATTCCGCTACATTACCAGAACCAGTGACTATATCACCACAACAAGTCACAGTATTTGACCCCGCAGACTTTAAAGCGAGGGTTAATACCTTGTGCGATTCTGTCATATCGTGGCAGAAAAAGAATCCGTCAAGTCTATTCAGTGCAGCTTATGATGTCTATTGGGGCATGAACTTCGACAACATACAGGCTCATAAGGACGCTCTGGATGCCTTGATAGGCTATGCTAAAGAGTCCTTCAGAGAAATTTGGGGACTACCAGCGAATGTTGACCCAATAACCTATGCAACCGAACACATGAACGATAACCTCGGTTGTATGACTTGTGGCAACAAAACCATAGGCTGTACTTACCCAGATTTGGAGTTCAAGGCTCGACAGTTAGGCGAAGGTTACTATATCAGCCTAATCAGGTTGCAGGACTTCATTCTTAAGAGGTCACAACTTGACCAGGTTTAGGCTTTCACTATTTCTCCTCCTCGCCGTGTTGCTGGCTGGGTGCACACACACACAAAGTGTCCAGCCAGTAACAGCGCCTATCAACTTAGGCGATGACAAGGCTGAAGTCTGTACGACTGTTGAAGACCTTAAGGTAATGCAGGAGAAAGCATACGGTGTCGGCTATAAGGCAGGACTTACAGATTGCTCAAAAAGATGGGCAATAGGCGACATCCAACTTAACAATCCTACCTATGCGGAACTATTGAAATTTCTACGGGATGACCCATCAAAGAGATGTAAATATGAGAACTGTATGCAGCGTGCCAGAGACTTTGCTGATAGTGCTAGAGTAGCAGGATGGGATACTTGGGTTGTCTTGCTGGGTTTTAGCAACGGCAATGGTCATGTAATCATGCTCTTCAATACCAAAGATAGGGGAGAGATTTATGTCGAACCTGCCTACGATATTCCCGTTACAGTTAAGATGGGCATGGACTATAACCAGAATTTTGTAGATACGCCATATCCTTGTTCGGCGGAGTCTCTGTATATCCAGGAGATTGAGGTAATTAAGTAGTGTGCAATTTTCTTAAATCTCTATTTTCTGCACCAACGATACAAGGCGGGTGGTATGTCATGTCTGCCGTAGAAGTTGAATCCGCTTTTAGTGTGGCGGGAATATCCTGCAATCTTGGCGAGAGAGATGATTATTACTGGTTTGTGGATGAGAGTACATGGGTAGATTGGATACTTGAAGCTCATGCCTCAGCACCAAATTATCAACCGATAACGGCCACCCAGCGTGGCTTTGATTGTGATAAGTTCGCCAGACACCTGTGCGACCATGTAGCGGTTAAATATCTAGCCAATGGTTGTTTTGAGGTTTGGGGAGAGGCATCCTTCGGTGGTCATGCCTGGAATGTTATCCTAACTCCATCAGGATTATTTGAGGTTGAACCTCAGAATGGCGACATCTGGATTGCGGGTACTAATCCTGGTTACAAAATCAAAACAATCTATCATGCAGATGCTTCTATCCAAATGAAATAGAACTAGAGTGATGATATATAAGACGTCACGACAAAGATAAGGGGGGTATATTAACAAGTTGTGCAAGTGTGAGAATTGTGGCTGCGTTTGCGACTGTGGGGAAAAACTCTGCGGTCAATGTTTCCTGGACACATTAGATGACCCTGCAGAAAAGAACCTTTTTAGCGGTGGTCGTTTCTATGGAGAAAAATTATTAAAGGAGGACACTGAGGCTTCGGCTTCTGCTGATGTCATTACCGAGTGAAAAAGACCCTCAATGGGTAGAATTTGTCAAAAAATACTTGACATCTACGAGACACGAAAGGGATGAATATGCAAAGGTTTTTGGTTTTAAGAATCGGAGCAACTTTCAATGCGCTATGTCAAGGCGAGGAATTTATCTGTCCGAATCGGCGCATAACTCCAATCCCACATCCCAATTTTCTGAACCACAACCAAAACCAGAACCAATTACTCTACCCATACCAAAGATAGAACTTAGACCTCCGCCCATTCAAGAAGAAAAAGAAAAAGAGGAAGAACAGGTTTTGCTCCTCAGTGACACACAGTTCGGGCTAAAGACAAAATCCTTCAATAAAAATGTTGCTCTAAAAAGGATGGGTAGACTTTACAGTGCCACTTGTAGATTTGCAGATATTCAGCGCAAATTTTGCCCGGTTAATAAGCTAAATATATTTCTTATTGGAGATATATGCCACGGCGAGCTTATCGGTAAGCAGGTGATGTTAGATGAATTGGAATTAACCTTAGATGAGCAAAAGTGGCTTGCCTATAGTGAACTTTCTAGTTTTATTATTAACGCTTGTCAATGGTATTCAGAAATAGAAATCATTTGTGTAACAGGTAACCACGGAATACTCGGAAAGTATTTCTCCTTTGCTGCTAATTGGAATATCGTTGTTTATGATATGTTGAAGGTAGGACTGCTTAATTATCCGCAAGTTAAAATAAGTGTGGTTAGGGATGATTTTTACGCAATCCAGAAAATCCAGAATCTCAAGTTTTTAATTTTACATGGAGACAAAATTCCAATGTACCTTTGTGTCGACGATAAAACTGAATGCCTCACGGAAGATGGTTTTAAGAAATATTCAGATTTAATTATTGGCGAAAAAATTGTAAGTTACAATATCAATGAGGATGCATTAGAATTACAGGCACTTGAACACATAACAATCAATAACTATGACGGCGAAATGGTTCATGTAAAACATCGAAGCCTAGATATGCTTTTAACTCCCAATCATAGATGTATAGTTGACCGCTTGACTTACCGACAATCAAATGGCAAACGCAGCAAGAAATTTATCCCTGATATAGTGAAAGCAAGTAATCTTAATTCACAAACATATCCTCTACTTAGCGCTACTTTAAGAGATAGTTACCCTGAAATATATTCAGATGACATTATCAGGTTGTGCGGTTGGATTTTAACAGAAGGCTCAATTCAAAATAAACTAATCAAAATAACACAGAGTCATATTGTCCACAGCCAGTATACTGCGGAGATAGAGCAATCACTTGCCAACTTGGGGGCTGAGTATACGAAAAGGGTAGACCAAAGACGCACCGACTTCTACATTAGGGGTAACATTAGGAATGAGTTATTAAGGCTTGTCCCGCAATCAAAGCCTTTTCCCAAGTGGATAGTTAAATTACCCACAAGGCAATTAAGAATCATGTTTGATACTCTTATGAAAGGTGATGGTGCTCAGAATGGTGAATATTTTTGGCAATCAAATAACGAGAGTAATGATGTCTTTCAACACCTTGCTACTATCTGCGGGTTTAGGAGTCATAAAGCACGCACGGCGGGACACGATAATGCAATTTTTATGCCACGGAGAAGCAGGCACGCCGAAGTGAGGTCTGGTAGAAACCAAATATTTAGAGAAAACCATAAGGGAATCGTGTGGTGCCCCACTGTTAAAAACGGGGCATTCATCGCTAGGCGTAATGGCAAGGTATTTATCACGGGCAACTCACTTCCCTTTTATGGAATTGATAGGCGTTCACTTCGCTGGAATCAAAGTTTGCCACCCTGGGATGTACTGGTAATGGGGCATTTTCATTCTCTGTCTTACATACAACCGTCAGGTATCCCGATTATGATAAATGGTACTCTCTCCAGTGATTCCCGGTATGTTGCCCAATGGGTAGGTGTAAAGGAAATTGCTGAAATGTGGACTTTTTTTGTAGGTGAGAAATGTATTACTGGCTGGCACCGAATCGATTTGATGAGAGAAGAAGGATAACGAATGAGTGAAATAAGGCAATGTCACTGTGGTCGGGTCGCCAGATTCGAGATAAGAAAATTAGACCGAAAAACAAAGACAGGAGAGTGGATACCAGTCTGTGGGTCCTGTGATAGTCAGATTGGTATAAAAAATCTGGTTATATTAGGTCACACCAGGAAAGAGGCTGAGGAGATTAACCGAGAGGTAAAGAGAAATGTTTAAGCTAACAATACCATACGAGCCAACACCGAAAGCCAGAGCCAGAACATTCTTGCGTGGCGATAAGTATATGAGTTTTACGCCTTCAAAAACTGTTAATGCGGAGCAATTCATACGAACCTGTCTAATAGAACAGGGTATAAAGCCAATAGGTAAGGGCAAGCCAGTTCAGTTAATGTTAGACTTTTACTTAAAACGCCCTGGGTCATTACCAAAGAAGATTACTGAACCAGTCAGGCGTCCCGATATTGACAATTTAATCAAAACCTGTCTTGATGCGCTGAATAAGTTTGCTTTTGAGGATGATAGCCAGATAATAACGTTGACTGCAAATAAGTATTACGGCAATCCACCGCATATAGATATAACAATTACAGAAGTTTAAGGAGGAGACAATGAGAAATAGAACTGAAATTACTGGCATCCTGGAAAATGATGATTTTCTATGGCTAATCCGACTTACTACAGGTCATGGCGTTTCTATCGGCATTGAAGACTTCGAAGGCAAACTAGTCAAACTAACCCGCTATCAGGATAAACTTATTATTGAGGTTATCCATGAAACCGAACCCATTTCTTTAGGAGCTAGGGAACTTTGCCCGGCAGGAATAGGCTAATTTCGCCCTACAAGCCTGTTTTAAGGGGGTCTAGCAATTTTTATGAGGGATTGGGCAGGGACTATAATTAGGAGGGCATTTTACAAGAATTATAGAGCACTTACTCCTTCTTTTTTGCCAGACGAGTTAGTGTTCTTATATCGCCATCTATCCTGAGTGCTTCCTGGAGAAGTTCCTGACGCTCCCTATCGAGACTGTTTATTCTGGCAACTATTTTTTGTTGTTCCTGTTGTGCCCTTTCGAGTTCTTCTTGAAGTGTCATTTCTTAGCCTCCAGTTTCTCTAATCTTTCCGTTAATTCTTGGTTAGCTTTAACCAAAGTCCAGATTAAATCAGTTATATTGATACCCACCTTCGGTTCTCTTTTTTCTACCTTAGAAAGGTCTCCATTATTTTCCCTTGTCACCCGATTTGACTCTTGATAATGTCTTTCGGCATCCTCAAAATCTTTTGTTGTTGGTTTTAGTAGAAGTTCATCTGGTAAAGAAGTAAGGTCTATTTCCTCTATTTCACCCTTCTTGGTTTTTACTTTTTCAATACCAGTCTTACCAAAACCTTCTTTAATGGCACCCTCTATAGTAACTTGACGTTTCTTGGTTTTGATTCCTTTGATAATATCTATACTATTTTTGAATGTGGGGACAGGACAACCTTGATCATAAAGTGTTTTATAATAGACTCTATCAAAATAAAGGGAAGATGTACCTAAATCTGTATAGCCCGCACTATCAGGATAAAATTGGTAATCAAAGGCTCCGCCAAACCAAAGAGAATTGCTCCCATTGTAAAAATATAGAGCACCCGTACTTGTCACAGTAATATACCTGCCAGTATATGTCGCTCCATATTTCAACCCATATCTGCCAGAAGAACCACCAGAAGCATCCACAAGAACACCAGCAGCCCCCAAACTAACATAACCCGCACCTGCATAAATCAGACCATCCGCCCCCACATAACATTGAATCGTCCCTGTCTTAGTAGCACGGGTAGTCAAAGCCATGTCAGCGCCGTAGATATTTATGCCGTGTGTAGTATCTATCTCCACGCCACTCTCGTTATACCATTCACCACTTTTTACGGTTCCAGAATAAAGCTTAATGTGCCCAGCACTAACGTCAGTAGCAGCTACTTTCTTATATGACGTTCCATCAACAGTTTCATCGTACAGCACCAAGCCTTCAGCGTTTAACATTGATTTCTTGACCTTACCATAAGTCCCACCCGTATCAGGAATACTATCAAGAAATATCAAACCACTGGCATCTATTTGAGCATCCTTGACGCCGTGATACTGTTTCCCATCTATAATATCATCATAGTCAATAGGCGTGAAAACGATACTTCCTATATGTATCTCACTACGTTGTTTAACTAATTCAATATCCTGATTAAGGTCTTTTGCATACTCGATTATGGGAGGGTCACCGAAGCTGCATTGCATCTCATATTTTTTTGTCATATTCTAATCCTCTCAAATTCCCCTGTTTCTGGCATTTCTCTCCTTTAATCCGATGAATACTTACGTATTATACTACCAATATTGCCAGTTTTAGAATCGCCACTCCGTTCATCGGTTACCTTTACAAAGTCATAAATCTCTTGCCCCACATTCATAGGACAAGTAAAAGAACCCATCTCGGCATTAAGCTCTAAGTTAGCAATGATTGCCTCTGCTATGCTTGTTGCCAGAGCGTTGCTTGTTAAGCTTGTTCTATAGTATGCATGCTTTGGCAATAAAGCGTAAGAAGCTGCCGAGGTGGCAGTGCCAGAATATTGAACGGCATCATCCTTCAGGCTTTTTACTGTAACGTGGTTAGGTAGAACAAGGGTTTTGCGATATGCTTTTGAGAAAAAAGCGTGTTTAATATCAGGGTCTTTCAAAGAGTATTCATAATCATAAGTAGTTCCAGAGATAGTAGGTTGCATGATGTGTAGCTTCCCATCGCTCTTTGGGAACATACCACATTTGGTATAGCCAAGCAGCCGTTGCATCGCTCCTAATCTCGACCCGCCATTAAAAATTTTGAAGGCATTCCTGGGGGTATAAGTGCCAATTAAACTGTCTTCACTGTCAAAGACTACATCGTAAGCCTGACAGTGGTTATAACAAGCCAGGAAGGTTACACCAGTATCGCCAGCAATCTCACGAATTAGGGTCTTAACGGTTTTGGTATCGGTAATTTCAGGAAGATAGTCGTCATTTGCCTCATCTAAGTCCAATAAGTCGGGAATACCTAAAAGCGTAAGCTCACAGGTAAGATTGCCAGGAGAAGAATCCAATTGTTGCCAGGTTACTTTGAGCGGGGCAACTTGTGAGTATTCATTTCCTACTTTACTGGCTAAACCCCAGTATAAAGTTGCTGCCCAGCCCCTGAAATCAAGGGTTGTTAATGCTCCATCGCTGTTATCTAACACTACTTTAGCATTAAATTTATAGGGTTGTTCTTTGTAGTTAATGGATAAAATACGGTCTTCAGTATAGGTAACATCGCTTTCGCCAGCTTTTGATAGCACCAGTTTGGGCCTTGGAGTTAAAAGCCCTTGCTTTTGGGCATTGGATAATGTTGAAGTTAGAGTTCTAATTTGCCTACTCCTATGAAACCACCCGGAACATTCTATCTTTAATTGCTATCTTTACGTCATCCGTAGCTTTAACAGTCCAACGATACTTGCCAGCAGCCTGGGCAGCAGTCTGAAAGTCATACGTATATACCCCAACATCTTCTTTAGTCATAGCCACACCATTCACCAAGGGGGCAGTAGTCCCCTCGATGTAGACATAGATAAGCACACTGGTTGCAGGGTCACAGACAGCGCCAGACCTCAGCACAACAGATTTACAGGTTACAGTTTCGCCGATACGATACTTGTTCAATCTCCACCTCCTTCTTCGGAAAGTATCATGGTCATATTACCAGCAGAATCTTCAAGTACAAGAGTCATATTACCACTACTATCGCTGAGATGTAGCACCATCTCTTCCTTCGACCAGTACTTCCCAATAAGAGTGCCAATAAAGCTGAGCGCGCCAGATAGCGATTTGTATATCTTCCTACCAAGAATGCCTGATAAGTTAAGGGTTCCAGCTAGAGCCTTCTTAACCTTAATTCCTAAACTGCCCGCTAATGACAGCGTGCCCGCCAGAGATTTCATTACTTTTCTACCCAAGGTACCACTGGAGGTTAAAGTTCCTTCCAGGCCCTTCTTAACTTTAATACCTAAAGTGCCAGATGATGTCAGGGTTCCAGCTAAAGTCTTAGTATATCTAAATAAGGTTGATACCATACCCGACAAGTTAAGAGTTCCTGCCAGAGACTTAAACTGGCGGTAAATAGTGGTTACTACTCCTGAACTAGTTAAAACGCCAGCAAGAGTCAGGATTGATTTTCTACCAACAACACCTGATAAGTTAAGAGTGCCCCCTAAGGATTTGTATTGCGTATAAACACCCCACTCTTCAAACATATAGTCTTGGGTTCCAACAGTCGTCCAAGTACTGCCACTATCTTCAGAATATAACCGCCAACCATTGGTGTAAGTAGGGCTGGTAGAATCGAGACGCCAGTGGATATGGTTATCAACATCTCCACCTGTAGCCCTCAGCACAATAGCGTATGATGTAGAAGCAGCTAGGTTATAGCCAGCACCTAGCGTTATCTCATACCAAGCTCCGGCCGTGTCAGTTGTAAGGGTATTGCCATCTATGGTGCCAGAACATAAATCAGGAGCAATGGGGTAACTACCTGCGACATACACGTCTCTAATACCAACAGTTACCGTCCCTGGGTTTCCCGCTTTATAGAGTTTTAGCTTTACACTGGTGATTGTATGGGCCGCCACTGGATAGAAAATCTGGGCTTCCCAGTATACCCCGTAACAGTGGGCATAGTTATCGTCACCAGTGTTATAGTATTCGTAAAGAATAGACATTGCAACAATACCTCAGTGGGCAGACCAGATAGACTCCAGCCTGCCCACTTAATACATTTCGAAGTCCTTTACTCCTTATCCGCCAGCAGCTACGGTTAGCTCATAAGTGAATTCTATTTGGTTTCCATTTACCACGTTTATTGCTGCAAACACACTCCTATCCATCAAGGTAACACCAGTAGCTGCGTTAAACAAGCCATGCTCGGTAATGGCAAAAGTACCAGTGTAAGTAGTGGTTGCTACCGACTTATACTTTACAGCAGTTGAACCTTGTATCTGAGTACCAGTAGAACGAGCACCACCCCAAGGCGTTCCCAACCCAACATCACTACTAGCTTCAGCAGTTGTGCCAGTTCCTGAGTCATGATATTTGAAGTCATCAAATGAACCAGGTACAGTAGGGATGAGAGCGGCAGCCAGAAACTCAGCAAAAGCAGTAGTAACCACTCTTGTGCTTGTTCTTACTACTGGCCTTAGTCTACCGAACAACCCCCAAAATGGTTTCTCCATGACTTCTCTATACAATTCAGGATGAGTAGTAACTGGATGAGCTTCCAGGAAGTCAATGCTTAATGACTTGTCTATTGGCTCAAACAGCCTTGCTGTGAGTAGGGACTTCATTCCCATTGTTCCTCCAATATTCATCTTTATACCTCCTTTCGCATCTTTTCTTTTACAGAGACCGATTCCAGCTTGTCGGGGAAGTTGTCAAGCAGATATTGTCCGACTTTATTATCGACCTCTACGGGTTCTCCGCCAATTTCGACATATACGCCGTCAACAGTGTTCTTGAATACCCTGTCGTCCTTTAGCTTTAGTTTCATTTCGCCCTCCTTTTTATTTAGTCTTTTGAATAACGCCTCTTTGTTCTTGGTATGGAAATCTCATTTAATTTATTCTGGTAAAGAGTCAACTGTGTTATGCCCCAATCATTCAAATGGTTAACTGTTGTAGCCCCACCTGTCGGTACTTTATTGATATAGCTCCGCACCTTCGATAAGGCAGCTTGGCCAGTTGAGCCATAAATTAAAACCTCTTCTTCTTGTGGTCTTAAAGTTGATTCGGTCTCCGTTAGGGTATGTAATTTGGCACAATAGAGATACACTGCCTCATAACAATACTGCGTCAGGTTTATGGTATCAGCACCGGCATCGGTACTTCGGCATGGTTCGGCCAATGTTAAAGCTGTATCGCCTTCTATTGAATAAATCCGATACCATCTCGTTCCACCAGACGGCTTAATGTGGTAATTTGTCTTAAGCACGCCAGTAAAGTTTGTGCCCGCACCAGTAACTGAAGCACTACTAGCAGCAAAAGTAACCGTGCCAGTAAGAGTCCCGGAGCCACCAGCACTAGGAGTTGTACCAGTATCTATCTCAATCGTTTCCCTATCAATCTCGATAGCATTGCAGAAGTCTCTGGGGTCGCTGCCTACTGGGTATTCCAACTTGTCTATGTAGAGCAGATCGTCAATATCGCTGATGTCCAGTATCTTAGAGTTTGCCAGAGTTGTCTTAACCTCAATGACCTTCTTGGGTGAACGCCTGGAGATTCCTCTAAGGCACTGTAATATACAGGTATCCAACTCCTCATCTGACCAGTCCATATCCACATCAACGGAAGAGAACTCATCACGAAGGATGCTTCGTATTATAGTTCTAATCCCGCTTAGCTCTTCACCCATTATTTCTTAGCCTCCAATGATTCTCCTCGGTGGTTAAAGTTTCGGCTTAAAATGTAGTCTACCTCCCTTAATGCTAGTTCTTGCTCGGTCAACCTATTATAAAAACCTAAGGGCTTCGCTAATGTGGAAAAGTGCAAACCCAATTCAAACTGCGGTTTCTTTAAGAGAATATAGGGCATCAAGTCCTTTATGATTGGGACGCATTTACTGCCACTTACAATCCATATATAGGCTGTTTTACGCCTTGCTTCTATGGGGTATCTCCTAGGAAAAAAATTACCACCGAAAGTCATATGAAAAAGGCGTGGAACTATCTCATCTGTCATTGAGACTTGCATATAGAGAACATACGTAAAATTTTTTTGGTTGGACTTTTCCTGGGGACGTTTCTTGGTTATACCAATGCAACCCTCACCATCGAAAACTCCTGCCAAGTATGATAGAAGATGTCTCTTTTTGGACATAGTTATTCCTTCTTGATTGGAGATTCACAGTATTTTATTAGCTCTGCCTCGCTCATACTCTCAGCCATCTTAGCAGCTTGCTTGCTATAAGAGGCTTTTGTCTTACCACGTTTAATCGACAAAGCTATACATGCTAGGGTTTTTTGATTTTTACTTACTGCTGGCATGGTTTACCTCCTTTAGAATATCAGTCAGGTCCTCTCCACCTATGGAGTTACTCAATTGAGCCTTGTACTCAGTTTGAGCACGGATGTAATCGCTCTGTGGGCAAACAATCGTGCAGACATACTCTCCGTCTGCCACCAATTCACAGGATTTAAGTCTGCGTATTTGCCCAGCATTCAGCTTCTTGAAGTCGCTTAAATTGTATTCGGGTATGAGAGTGCTCACACTTTTACCTCCTATTTCCGAATTGCCCAATGGGGGTCAAAGACAATAAGTCCTGCATCTTCAAGCCACTGGTTTATATTCTCATTATGGTCAAAGTGCATTGGGCTTACTTCTCGCTCCCTAAAAGCATCGTAATGATAAAATCTTGCGCCTTTTTTCATCCCATTCCCCAGCTTCAAGAGAAAACCTCGCAAGTCCTCTACGTGCTCTAACACATCTATAGCCAATACAAGGTCAAAGTCATCCAACCTATCTGGGAATCGACTGGTAAAGTTGACATTTCTTGCCCCGACCTTATTCTTTCTATAGTTTGCAAATTCAAGCAAGGTCTCATTCAGGTCATAACCTACTAAGTTCCTATTCCGCCAGCAAAGCTCTAGCAGAGCAGTTCCTATCCCGCAACCAATGTCAAGAATGTTCAAGTGCTCGGCATTCTTTATACCAGCAAGCCGTTGTTCAGCATAATAAGATGCCGAGTTAAAACCAGCCAAGTCTGAAAGATAGAGGAGTCCATTATCAGTGTCTTTATAAAAGTCCTCAGTGTTGCTATTCCATTTCTTCCACCGCTCTGCTAATTCCTTTGTCGCTATCGCCTGGGGGATGAGTTCTCTAACGGGTTTGCCGAGATATTCCGAAAGGTCATTCCAGATTTCTGGTTTTTCTGGCTTCCAACTGGTTTTCTCAATAGCCTCCTGAGCAGTATAGATATATTCCTTCAAATGACCCAACTGTATGCCAGTGTGCGCATAGACCTTACCGCCGACCTGTCTAACCTTATTACAGAAGTCCCAATCCTCTGAGATATAGATGGACTCAAATTTGCCGTTCTCAAAGGTTGGATAACATTCGGACCAATTACCCTTGCTCAGAATAGGCATATCCTTGACGATGGCTTCCAATATCTTTCGGCTTATGCCAAGGAAACCCGTAGAAACAAACTGTACTTCCTCAAGATTGCCAGTAATCGGCATCTGGCCATTCCAACCTCGTTGAGCCAAGAAACCCGCACCTCTTACTGGGTAGAGACCACCAACCACATCATACCCACCATTAAGAGCTGATAAGAGCTTCTCAATATCTTGAGGGGTGAAGGTAATATCCCCATCCAAGAATATCATGTGGGGAGCATTATTATCCTTCAAGAATAGGTAGGTTGCTATGCTTCTTGACCTTGCAACGAGGGCATCCCCTGTCTGAAAACGCCACTCAAATCGGTAATTAGTCTTATGAAGTTCCTCTACGCAGGATATTGTATGTGTAGTTACCGCTCCATAAGATGAAGTATACAAGACGAAGTCTAGCATAGCAACCTACTTACCTTTTCAGTTTATGGGATTATATAATCCACATAAACATCTGCCACAAGGCTATCCGCATTGGCTGGAACATCCGCACCAACCAGAATAAAAGCATTGGCAGCAGCACCCTTTTTCGCAACTCGACAATTAGCGTTGATACCTGCCTTGATGCCTGTATAGACACCGACATTCAGGGCGTTGATAGCCATAAAATCACAAGCAGCGTTCTCCACGTTGTCAGCAGCATTATCGCCTACACCAACCATCAAAACGGAAGCAGCCTCAGCCGCCGTTTTAATTTCCACCACTATGCGGTCGATTAGGATTTCTTCAGCCATCGGATTTTCAACACTACCTGCGATGCCAGCAGAATTAAAGGAGCCAGCAGCACAAGCTATCTTGAGCGTACCCTTGCGTACATCACTGGTAATTCCAGAGCCATATCCCATATTATTTTTACCTCCTTTTCTCCTATTTCGTTTAGGCTGACGTATCGATGTTGATTAGTGCAGCAAGGCTGTACTTTTTGAAAGTAGCAGCGCCACACAACCATACAAACCTGTTCTTGATTGCATGGTAGTCTTCAACAAAGTCCTCACGCTCATGCGTTATAGCGCCAGACTGCAAACCAGAAACCTTATCCTCACCGAATTGTATGGCGAAGATTGCACTGTTATTGTAGCCATCTGCCCACGCCGTAGCAGGGTTCCATGTTGCAATAGTCAGAACGCTAGATGACCCATCTGGTAGGTTGTCCGGCATATAGTCAGAGCGGAGCATTGGTATGCCATCATAAGTCAGAAGCCTCAAACCAAACGTATTGGGGTCACTCATGGTAACGCCCGAACCACTTGCCCTTTGTAGGGCAGTAAGTTTGCGGTGGATTCTACGAGACATCAGTAGCATATCTGGCTTACCGGGCTTTACGGCATCAAGAAGCTCGTCGACCTTAGCCATAGTCAGAACTGCCGAAGTTGCACTATTGACAATAACTTGGCTGTTATTTAAGCCGTCAAGGTCGGTCGTGGACTCCGTCTCTAATTCTGCCAGCATCCTCATCAAGCCCTTGAACTGCTTGGTAGTGCTGAGTGTTGAAGTCTGCCCCCGGATAAAGCATTGCTCAAAAGCATGTGCCATCGCCCTTGATGCCTGCTCAATGTCAACAGTTTCTGGGTCCTGAGTAGCATTCGTGTCGATGGATGCCTTTGGAGTGTTGCTATCCTGCAAAAGCATATAGATGTTGGTTGTCCTCTGGGCTATCGTGCCAGCAGTCGTCACTACTTGCTGGTCGAAGTCCATCCAGTTGGGTTCAGGTAAGGTCAAGTCTACATTATACTTGTAGGCATTGCCCTTGATTTCCTTAAAGGGTAAATACTGCAACAGTGGACTTTCATTGACTATCCACTGGCAGACACCCTGCAGTAGCTCGTCTTTATCGAGATAACGGTATTGTGTAAGATTTTCCATCTTTTACCTCCTTATTGTTTTCTTAACTTTTCTAGCCCCCTTATCACTTTGTCTCTAGGGCTATCACCGGGCACTACCCCCGAAGTCACACCAGAATCGGCTTTTAAGGAAAACGGAGCTTTTACACCTAGCCGAGATAAAGGTTTTTCATCCTCCCTTTTCTCAGGTCGGAGAGTATCAGCAATGGCTTTGATTTGCTCTTCGGTCTGCGCATTAAGTTTGTCACACGCATCCTTGAGCTTTGCCGGGTCGATGTCATCACCAGCTATTTGCCAGATGGTGACTTCTCTCTTTACATCCCTAGCCTCTTGGAGTTCTGCCTCATGCTCCACCTTTGCTGTGTCAAAGGCTGCCTGCCTTTCGGCAAACTCGGCTTCCTTCTTGCGAAGTGCCTGCTTTCTTTGGAGTAGAGTGAGGGCTTCTGGGCTATCTTGCGCAGCCCTTAGTTCCTCTTCCTCTTGCTCCTCTTGCCACTTAGCAATCTTCGCCCTTTCGGTTTCCAGGGATTCTGCCAACTTTTTAAGGTGTACTCTCTCTACATCAAGAGACTTGGCATCCCTGCCTACCTTTGCCAGTTCATCGCTGATCCGCTTCGTTACCTCCTCTTCCGTGTAAGTTTGGGGTTGCTTTTTTGAAGTACTCCCCTTGTTGTCACCAGAAGTCTGTCCAGTTGCCTGAAGAGAGTCCTGTGTGACTTTATTGGTTTCATCCATAATTGCAAAGCCTCCTTTTAACAACTTCATTTTTACATTATGCACTAAACATTGTCAAGAACAAATTTATTTTTTATTTACCCCTCAATTCTTGCTGTATCTTTTCTAATTCCCTTTTGGCTTCCGACAATCTAGCAGCACTCTCTTCCTTTGCCTTTGCGGCTGAGGCTTCCTTCTCAGACCTAGTTGGCGGTTTTTTCTTCTGTTCTGTCTCTAACTTTGTGCCTTTTGTTATATGTAGCCACATATCAAGGTCAGGATTGGCAGCTTCAAGGGCTCTTCTTGCAACCCTGTCAGGATTACCCTTTTCATCTAGTAAAGTCAACCAATATCTGTATTTCATGTGCACTTCTTTAGTGGGTGTCTTGCTATAGTCTCTTAATTCCTTCCAACCTTCCTCGCCATCAGTCTTCTTGTACAAATCTACCATGGTTTGCTCAAATTCAGGATGCTCTTGTAGCCACCAATCCTCTTCATAAAAGGTCTCATCAGGATGTTCTTTCCACCAGGAATCAAAGCAGGTATCTTTATGAACGTCAGGTGATGTAAACCAATAAACATAAGATTCTATTTGTGATGTTGGGAAGTTAAGTTTGTAAGCATCTCTACGTTTTTCCGCCTTTCCAAACTCAGTAGGAACGCCACCTTCACTATATCTCATATTGTATCTAGCTATATCTCGGTCATCAGTATTTTCAATATAGTGCTCTGATTTGAAATCACCTAACCCCTCCAACTTGTCAAACTCTCCTTTGAATGCGTCGTAGATGTCATCGTATTGAACGGGTGGCACGTCCTCTGGTTTAGGAATATCTATACCAACAATTTCGTGCATTAACTTGGCAAATTCAGGATTCTCAACTAACATGCGTTTTCGGCGGAAACCCTTGTCTTCTACCTTATAGTAATTTACATAATTTTCTATTTGGTCATCGGGGAAGTCCTTTTGGTAAGCCTCTACTCTATTTCTATCATCACGAAAGGCCTCGTCCTTGGCAAGCATATTCTCCCTTTCCTCAGCTATCAACCTATCACGCTTTGTTTTGACATCTTGTCTTGCCCACCAGTCGGCATTAACGCCCTTGGGGGGTGGCATCTTATTTACCTCATAATCCGACATGTCGGTATATTTTTTAGGTATCTCCTCATCATACGATGTATATTTATCTCTCGATTTAACTAATATTTCAAGTGCTTTTATATTGGTATCTGGTAATGTTAGCCCTCTCCAGTGGGCATAAGATTCTACTCCCGCCTCCTCAGCAGCCTTGGCATCCTGGAGCAAAAGCAACTGAGCTTCCCAACTTCTCTCTTGATTATTTGCAACAAAGTCCTCGTACTTAAAATGCGTCTCGATTGAAGTTTTGGGTGGCAAGGTGTGCTCAGGTGCAGCACTATCAGGGAAATCGAAGTCTTTCATTAATCTTTGAGTCTCATTATATGCTTCCATAGACAGTATCTTTGCTTGGCCGAAAACTGCTAGTAAGGCATTTTCTTTGGGGTGGGATTTGAGCCAATCCTCTCTAGGATTAAAGTTAATTAGCTTAGCCTTATCAGGATTATCTTTTAACCATTGGTCCCTATCCTTTTCTGGGATTCCAAAATACTCGGTTAAGGTTACATATTGTGTTTGGGACATATTGCCCGATTCCGCTTGCGGATATTCTTTATCAAAAGCCTTGAGAGCCTCTTCGCCCTTATAGGTTTTCTCTTTGTATTTGCCCCCCACTAATATCTGAGTAGTCCATGTAGCATCGCCACCTTCATTTACCAATGCTTGTCTTTTCTGCCATTGGTCATAGAGTTCCTTATATGTATCACCTTTAGCATAATCGGTATTTAGAGAAATGAGCTTACTATTTATGAGTTTATCAACTACATCTCGCTTTAAGTCTCTTGCCCCGATTATTATCGGTATTGCTTTGGGGTATCCCTTTCTTTTGTTAACTTCATCTAAAGTTTCATCTGAAAGGGCGCTAACAACCGCACCCCACAAATCCTTCGTGGTGAATTTTGGTTTCTCTGTAGAATAAAGTGGCGGGGTTTCTCCTGTGGGTAGCCCAAGATTTCTGATAAGTTTATGGAAATATGTATTATCTAACTGTATTAAATTCACTCCAACGAACTGAGCAATAGCCTGTTGAGCTATATCTTCGGGGAATTCCTCTCTACGGATACCGCCCATAATTTCACTGAGACTTAACGGTAATGCACCTTCAATCTCATAAAGCAAACCACGTATTATATTCTCAGGGAATTGCCCTTTACGTATTTGTTTGTTATAGTAATCCTTATTGAGGAACAAACTTATCTGAGTTTTGACGGCAGGTGTAATACGATTAAAAACAAAATTAGGTATCCCCGCAAATGGAACTGGGAATGGAATACCCTTCACATCCTGTGGGTATATTGCCCTGAATATAGCTCGATAGGGACCTCCCAAGGGCACACGGAACTCACCGAAGATTAAACTGGCGAACTTGCCATTATAAGGGTCAGGGTTAATAGCATCCAGAATTGCTTGTAAAACCTCATCATCATTTTCACCTCGTGCTTTTGCCGAAATGGCAGCACTGGTCGCTGATGTTATTAGAACAGAGGCTGCCATCGTTGCCATGGTTCTGGTTGCTATTCGTTCTTGTGGTGTTAGCTTTTGAAACGTGACTAATTTAGCAAAGCCCATAGAAGCCTGAGCAATCAAAGTGGCTGGTTGCCGGATAAATGAGTAGGAAGTTGGCATAGCTCTTAAAACAGCAGCTCTGGCTTGTGATTGCCCTAACTTTGCAGGATTAACTAAAGGATATACCTTTTGAGCAGCCTCAATCGCAGCCACCTTTGCCTCTAAGGTAGGAACGCCACTTTTAACAAGACCTTGCCATGTCCTATCATAAAGGTTTTTTGTGCCTCTGGTAACGGTGATATAGGTTGTCTCAGTGAATTTATCGAAGCCTGGGATTGAACTAAGAAAACCAGCAGAATATTCACGAGGGACACCCGTTAATTGACGTCCCATCAGAGAGGCGAATTCAGCCCATCCTCCAATATCAGAATTCATATCATCTATAAGCCCATCAACTGTGATAGAGTGTAAGAAATCCCTCTTCTCAAAGGCTGTTTTAACCCCCCTGGCAGTAGCCTCTAAACTGCCTATTGGGTCAGCTAAAACACCAATCGAACCCTGAACGGCAAAAGGCGAGAAATCTCCAGAAAAGGCTTGCCCTCGCCACCGCTCTATGAATGTCAAAGCGGGATTATTGGTCGTCTTGCGAGATTGTATGATATATTTAGCCTGGTCTGATTTGAAGTACTGGTAAAGCCCTTGCTGAACGAAAACATAGGGTTTAAGATTGGCGACTTTCCAAGCTGGGCGGAGTTCTTTTAATTCCGCTCTTACTTTATCAATCTGCTCTTGAATCGTCTCAATATTTAATCCAACTCTTTTACCACGCTCTAATTTGACATCTAAATTATCCTGAAGGGTTAAAATGTCTATATCCTCAACAGATGATGCCAAAAATTCATTCACCCTATCGGAAAGTTTAGTTTCAAGTCTGGCTAAACTACCCTGTAAGGATTGCAGTTCTTTCCTTAATCCCATCATCTTATCGTAAAGTTTGGGATGGGTTTCTTGCATAGCCTCCAGCCTTGTCTTGCCACCAACAACTTCTTTGAATGTCACCCCCGCTGCTGCGGAAGCCTTAAAACTATCCATACCCTCAATTAACTTTTTGATGTCAAGTTCTGGTTTGAAGGTCTTATCAGCAGCCATCCTATCTCTGGCAGTTTGCCAGAAACGTGTCTTACCTCTACCCGTAGCTATTGCCCTCTCTTCACTACCAAGCCAATCAATTATGTTTTCATTAATATCCACATTGGAAAGGAAAGCACCATTGGGCTTAGGTGCGAATCTTCCTATTTCAGCACCATAGTTATTCACCACATAATCAAGTGAAGCATCATTATGAGTATTGATTGCCTCTAACATGGTTAGTTGTCTCTTAGTTAATTTATACAATTCTGGATTCTGTGCAATATCTAAAAGTGTTCCAGTAAGAGGGCTTTTAGCTTGCTCTTGCGTGCCTAAAAATTGAATCTTTGTTTTCTCACCACGCAAAGCTTCTTCGCCAAAAACATCGTGTAGTTGTTTGAATAGAGGCAATCGTGTAGCTACCTGTCGGGCAGCAACATCGCTTCTAGCAGCTTCCTCAGCAACTTGAGCAGCAACGAGATGTGGATTGCCCTCAGCAAAAGCCCTTAAAGCTGGACGCTCCCATTGCATTATATTTTTAATGCCTGGTATCTTTTGGAGTAATTTATTTACAGCCCCTGGTAGGCTTTGCCTTACTACCTCATTAGATTGAGCGACAATTCTAGTTCTAGCAGCAGGACTTGCAGATGGAGGTGGAATTTCTACCGTCTGCGGTGGTTGTTTGGGCGGAGTAGGTGGTACAGTCCCACCAACTTCGGGAGGACTGGGTGGAACTTCCTCTGTAGCCATGATACCTGGGAATATCTCCTTACCTTTTTCAGGCATACCAGCTTCGGCTTTTGGAAACTGTTTAGCCAAATCAGGATATTCAGCAAGGACTTCAGGGGGGACAGGTTTGCCTTCAGAGAGGGCTTGTTTAACTAACTTTTTATGACGTATTAGACTTCCTTCTTTGACGAAAGGATACTCATCAAATTTTGTCCCTACCCATTGCTTTCCTGTCATCTGCCATGGTTCTTTAGTTATCTCAGGCATACCAGCTTGGGCTTTAGGAAACTGTTTAGCCAAATCAGGATATTCAGCAAGGACCTCAGGAGGGACAGGTTTACCTTCACGAAGTGCCCTGGCAACACGGATTTTATGGTCTATTATGTCTTTACCAACAAAAAATTTAGCATAATTCGCTTCTGCCTCAGCCCTTGTCATCTGCCATGGTTCTTTAGTTATCTCAGGCATACCAACTTTGGCAGTAGGTTTCGCTACCTCTCCTGCCTCTAGTCTTGGTATACCTCTAGGGATGGCTTTGCCAGTATATGCGTTATACCATGCACTCCAAAAAGATCGTGCCTCAACTGGTGGCGTTTTGGCTTCAGGCAATTCCTTACCCACTTCAGGCTTTAATGATTCTTTAGCGACTTCAGGTGCTTCGGGTTTCAACCAATCCCTGGTTGAAGGGTCTCGTATCCAACCCTCTGATTGCTTCTGGGCATCGGGGACAAGGGCAGCATTCTCCTTGCTAACTCTTATCATCTTTCCAACTGCACCAAAGACAGACAACGGCAAACCTTGAAATAAAGAACTAATTGCCGCATCAGTCATTCCAGCAAAAATGTCTTGCTTTTTATCTACGAGTTTTATGGCAGCATTTTGTATGCCCTGTTGAGCTACACCAAAGGCAAGGAACATTGCCTCAGACTCGCCAAGCTGTCTTAATCCCTGCTTTGCAACGCTTTTAGCAGTGAGGTTTGCTACTTCCCCTGTAACAGTTCGCTTTAATAAAGCCGCCGCCTCTGGCTTTAATCCAGTCAGCACTTTACCAAAAGGCAAAAACATTATAGCGTTTGAAACTACACCCACCGCCGTACCAAGTATTGCCGCCTGGTCTTCTGTCGCTCCATGCTCTAGCATAAGGTTTTTATCTTCTTCTATTTCAGATGGGGTAAGAAGAACGATTGAAGCTATTAAAGGGGCTGGATTACCGCTAAAAATACTGCCCACTATTCCAGCTAATACTGCTAGTGTGCCAGGTGCTCCAGACGCTAGTTGATTTGCCCAATAACCCCAATCCCTGGCTACTTCAGGCCGATTCTTAATCGTATCGATAATATTATCTTGCCATTCAGGACGAGCTTCTAATTCGGGATGTTTTTTTAACCAATCCTCATGTTCTTCTTTATTTTGGGCATAGGTTGCACGGAATAAATCCCGAAGGCCCTTAGATTGCTCATTAACAACAGCAACCTCTTTATCACTCATCCCTTTTACTTCTGATTGTCCAACTTTTGCATCAGGGAATAAAAGATTGGGCAAAGTGCCAACGAAATACTGTTTTGTTTGGTAGGCTATATTAGTGGCAGCGACCCTAAACGTATCCCAAATATCTTTTATTTTACTTTCCTCTGGAATAGCAGTGGGTGTTCCAAAAATTGTATTTATTTGTTCCTCAGTAATAGGGGGGTCATTGAACATCCTTTTGAGCAAAAGAACGGTCTTGGGAGTCTTGCCTATCTCCCTGATTTCTTTAAGAAATCCCTCTAGGTTTGTGTTAGCATAATTACGAACTTCATCAATACTTAAATTGGGGAATGTAGTCTTAAAGGCATCTTCTATCTCTTTGTTTTCCGCTTCAATCTCCTTGTTTTTCGCCCTAATGGCTTCAGCCTGCGTCGGCGAAAGCCATTCACCCGTAGATGCAAGTGTTGGAATGTTGTGGGGGCCGACTTCTATCTTGTCTGGAGCTATAAGGCTTATTTGAGGGGATTCCTTTTCTTTAGATGGATAAACCTTTATCATCCAATCATCGGGAATATTCCACCCTTTTTCTTTTGCTTCATCACTGGAATAAACAGTAAACTTTGTTGCTGGAGGTTGCAGTTGTTCTGCTATCGTTTGACTAACTTCAATTGGTTTGGAAGGATATAATGTCTCACCGAATTCTTTTTTCAAGGCTTCGGTGCGTTCTAAATATTCTGCTTCAGTAGCAGCCTGCCCATAAGTCTCAACCGGTTCACCGGCCCATGCCTTACCGCCTTTTATCCACCGCCCGGTATCCGTGTCGAAGTAAAAGCCAGCTTGCTGCAGTTGCCTTGATGAAGGATAAGGAATTAACCCTTTTGTTAATGCCATCTTCTTATTTCTGCCATCCTATAAATGGATATTTCTTACGTAATTTCTCTCTTTCATCTTCGGGTGTCTCTTCTAACTTTACTTTAACTCGTTCTAGTAAGTCTGGTAATTCTAATTTTTCCACGGGGGAAACCGTAGGAACGAGCATCGGAGGAGGTTGAACGCCTTCATACTCCGTTATTCCAGGAGCGATTTCTCTCCCCCGTGGCACTACAGGACTCTCTGCGGAATTCAAAAGCTTCTGCAAAGTAACCCGTGGGTCAAAACCCCCTGCTACTTGGTCGGCAAGCCGTCGTTGCTCCTCAAGAAGCTTGCGTACTCTTTCTTTGAATAAATCTAAACCATCGCTCATTATTCTTCACCTCCTCCTTCTGGTGCTATCTCTCCCGGCCCTGGTCGTCTCTGGGTAGCGCCGCCAGGGGGAAATAGCGGAATCATCTGTTGTGGCTTTTGGTCTTTTTCAGGTTGTGGTGCTTGGCTAACCGCTCCGCTGGATATCGTTCTTAGGGTTGCTTCTAACTGCTGCTCCATCAAATCTGCTTCAAAGCCAGCATCCTTGTCACCGTCCTCCTCCCTCTCCCTCAAACTCTTGATAATGCGGTACTGTTTGACTATAGGATTTAACCTCTCAGCCTCTTCCCATCTCAAATTTCTCTCATCCTCTTCCGGATCTTCCCTCTGGAGTATCTCACGTCTCTTGGCGCTTTCGGGTATCAGGTCGCCTGCCGCAGCCGCCATTGAGAATCTTGATAGGTCAAGTGTAGGCGACTTGACAAAGTATTTGTACTCAATCGAATATTCACCTTCCAGTTTGCTAACATTAAACTCTCTCTGATGTCCTCTGGTTCCGAGTTGGACCTTGCTCACGCCCAGGGATAACACCTGAGATATAATCTTCTCCGAGGCTTGCTGTTTAAGCATACCCCTGGCACTGAGACGTGGCAGAAAAACCACATCTCTACCCTGGCCGATTTCTATCAGGGCAACTGCCGACATCGGCTGACTGAAAGCCCCAAGTTCAAATTTCGATAGACTTCCCTGTTGGATACGGGCTTCAATTGTCTGGTGAAGTAAGTAAGCAGACCGCTTGAGTTCCCCATAAGGCACAGGTATTAAACCACCGCCTATATCAATAGGGGTAACCCCATGTGACGCCGTAACATCGTCATGGTCTGGCGGTGTAGCAATAGCACCTTGCTTGCTGGCATATTGCAAAGCATCATCAATAGCCTTGATGTTAAGTGTTTGAATGATGCTAACAAGCCTATTAAGTTCTGGCTGTAAATCCCTGATAAGGGAAAAGATTGATTCGCCCTCGAATTTGAGGTTATCCTTATCGGCCAGCATAGAACCGAGAGAAACTAACTGCACGCAGACAGGCACTTCGCCATAGGGATTCTTTTGGTCGAATATCTTCTGGTTATCGAGGTAAACCTCATTCACGTCTTCACCCCAGATGTCAAGGATAGTACCTGTTTGCCCACTGACTTTTGCCTCAGGATATTCAGCCTCTATTACATCCTTTGGTCTTGCGGTTTCGTAGGCAGCCCACAACAGTCCATCGGGGCCCATGGCGTAGTATGCATATCTGGAATCCCAGGGAGTTATATCGGCGATAAGCTCATCATTCTCTATTCTGAAGAGTATCCGGAGAATCCCTCTACCACGCCGGCACATTTGCTGGTCGAGAAAAGAGTTTATCGGAAAGCGACCTCTTCTTGTGAGCCTGCTATCGGCAGTTTGAAAAGCCATACGGATAAATTCTTCTATTTCGGCAGCATTTATCTTGCGGGTAGAACTATCTACTGCAACTTGTTCGCTGGAGTTATTCAGGGAAGCCTCTACATTCGAAGCAAATACAGCAGGGTCATTCAATGTGATACTCACCGCATTGGGTATTCTACGGCTACTTGCATCTTTCAGGACATATTTATCCAGATTAACAAGGTCACGGTCAGCATCCATGCGTTTATGAAGGTCTCCTAGTTCTTTTTTCTTGTCTTTTACGGCATTCAAATAATCCATATGAGTCCTCCTATTTCACCCAAAGCCTCCTGGAAAAGCGTGTTATTGGTTTATCACTCTTTACGGTTTCAGGTGTAAATGTTGTTGCAACATATCGGGCACAGGCACAGAGATGAAATCTCTCTTCATGGTCAATCCTATCGGTAACTTTACCATTGTTATCCAACTTCCACATGCAGGACATAAGCTCACCGAGGTAATTAAATAAGTCCTCGAAAACAAACCACTTATTAGTTTCCATCAAATTGATTACCCTATCCACCTGTGGCATGATTTTATGTATTGATGGCTCTTCGATATACCAACCATGCGCCCGATAAGCCTCCCTAACCTCCTCTTCTTGATGGCTGCCGCCTAACCTTCTGAGAATTGTTCTACCCTCGGTAATCTTCTGAAATTCCTCAATATGTTCTATTGTGGATTTCCCACCACCTGGTAAATATTCATGGAAAACATAAAAATAACCATTACTTGTATCCTGCGATATAAAAAGCGCGGCTGGATTAGCTCCGCCAAAATCATGCCCTACAAAGACGGGCCAGTGTTTGGGAATCGGAAATCTTTTGACTTTACACACCTTTTCATTGAATTTACTATAAACCAGCCAGGATGCCTCAATATCCTCATCTTCCGCTAAAATCTCTTTCCTGTAGGACATATCACTCATGTCCTGGACAATCTCAGCCAGAGCCTCTGGACTTAAATAGGGATTCGCAAAACTCGGAAACGTGAAGGCTGCCCACCGCCCTGTATCGTCAGTCATTGCCTTCTTGAACAGCTTTGAGGCATGTCTGGGGTCTCTGGCCTTTGATATGCCACTCGACTTCAAAGATGGTGGCGTATAAATAAACAAAACATCCCCATCCGTATCCAGTAACATCGGGGCGCCTACATCTTCCCACGCATCTTCATTCATCAATTGAAATTCATCTAATATCAAAAAGTCGGCATAGTCACCACGTAGACTATCGGCGTTCCACACAGTCTTTCCTTTAATCCGATTCTCGGTCCCCGCCCTCTCTATCGTATGTTCAACCTCATTCTTTTTATACACACCTGCTCTTATTGGCTCTTCCAGGGCTTTGCACACCTCAAACCAGAACTTTCCCAACTGCTCGATAGTAGGCACACCATAAAGCACACGTCTCCCCTCTAAGAACTTCTCTACTGCCTTTATTGCTGCACCCACCGTCTTACCTCCTCGCCGTCCAGCCCTTACAATTACCCTCTTCGCAGATGATTTGGTAAACTGCTTCTGCTCTTCGTACGGCAGCCTCAAATGAACTACATACTCACGATTTGCTATTACCATCATACGCAACCGTTATCTTTATCGGCTCACCATTCCGCCCTATCAACTCCAGCGCGGATACCGCCCTCCCGTCTACCCTGTCTATTATCTCGCAACACATCCTCGGCTCTACCTTCCTTATCCCTCGCTCAAACATCCGCTTCGCCAATATCTCCATGTTCCGCCCCTTGTATTTCACCCCGCCAACCACTACCGTCACTGTCCTCTGCGCCTCCTGCGTCAACTGGTCAGTTATACTCTGCGCCTTTTTCGGCCTCCCCCTGGGATTCCCACTTTCCCCCTTCTTCCACGGCTCATGTAAATTTCCCCTTCGCTTTATGTCAACTAGCGAAAGTTTTTCACTTTTAACTAATGACCTCCGGGAGGTATTGTTTTTTGCGAGGTCACCTTGGGTCCCCCCCCCTTCAAAAAAGGGTTTCGCCATTTCAGTATCTTCTCCAATAGGCTTATTTTCTCTTATTTCTTCCATACTGCCTCCTTTGCTTTGCTAGTTTCTCTGCCTTCCGTCTCTTCAACCTCTTCTGTTTCATCTTATCGTTTGACATTATGCCATCTTGAGTCTACAGCATTCAGTGAACACATCCCGGCAGCTCGCACAATTACTTAGCGATTTACTACAAGGCAGCTTTTCTTCTGGTAATGGCTGATTGCTCCCCCGCTCTACGCACCGCGGAACATCCACCTCCCGGTCTTCTTCTGCCTGGGCATCCCAGCATACAGCACACAGTGGCTTCTCGCCCCATATATCGTCCCACTCTGTATCAGCTCCGCAGATGGAACATTTAGCCAATGGTTCTTCCAATGACTTTAACCAAACAAAATGTACCATGCAATTCCTATCCGTCTCGTAAGTGGTAAGCCTCTAATATCTCTGTAAAACTCCCTCCATGCTCTCCTGGTTTCCTTATGAATCTTCTTTGCCAACCCTTGATTCATTCTCCCTCACATTACCTATAATGCATCTATCGCCTCGATTGAATTGATACACTTGATAAAACTTTGCTTCATTGGATCTGCCCGATATGACTCTTCGATAAACTGATTCATCCGTTCAACGAAGGCTACGTATTCCGACCATGTTGGCCAAACCAATACCGGGATAAACCCATACGGCATGGCCATACCCAAAACCACCTCGCCGGCATGCGTCTGAAATGTCGTTAATATCATCCTTGTATATCTTTCCCCATATTTTCAGCCTGATGCCTCTGCTGCACGCCCCTGGGGACATGCTAACCTCGACTCTATATGCTGAAGCCGATTATCAATACTCTTCAGGGCATTCTTCATCTCGCCTCGGTCTTCTGCTATCTCCATAAACCGCTCATTGCATCTTATTTGGTGGGCCGTGAACTCCTTATCGAGAGACTTAATGCCATTCCCAGAATTGCCATTATATCGCTTCGTCTTCTGTAAATAACCAATAACACCTGTAACAGATATTAGCGCCGTAACCAAAGCAGCTATCACTGATTCCAGCATAATTACACCTCCTGGTTAAAGTTAATAAAATTTTCTCAGGTTTCCTGATAATGGTTTCTCAACAAAACCCTTCATATCTGGTTTATAATATACTCCCGGCGGTAGTTTCCCACACCTCATATAGATGCTGCCATCCTTAACGGGTGACCAACCGTTCTCCAGGAGGTTTTATACTATAATATATCTCTTGTCTTTTATAGTCAAGAGTTTAGCACTGATAATGACAATCGCTCTTATTGTCACCTTATTAAGTGGGCTACGATAATGCCGGCGTAATTTGGTTCGCTGTTTCCTCTTAACCCCCCTGGGGGCCACCAATCTACTATATTAGACCCGCTTGCCGGAGTCTCTTTCTCTAATCTCTACTGTTGAAATTCCACTAACACTCAACTTGCCAGAAGGCTCTAGATTTATTAATTCAGAAAAATCGTATCCTTTGCTCCTCAGGAGCTCACTTCCCCCCTCGTGCCGGTCAACAATAGCTATAACCTTCACTACCTTGCAGTTTATTGCCTCTACGGCTGCTATTGCTTTCATTACTGAGTTTCCTTGAGTAATTACGTCGTCAACTATGGCCACTCGTGAACCCTCTTTCAGGTGCCCCTCAATTTTTCTTCTAGTGCCATGCTCTTTTGCTTGTTCTCTAACTATAAAAGAGGGGATAGGTCTACCTTCTTGATAACTAACTAAGGCTACAGCGGTAATAATGGGGATAGCCCCTATTACCAACCCGCCGATGGCATCAATGTCAACTCCCTTCAGTTCTTCAAGGACTGCCTTTCCTATCATGTAAGCTCCTTCTGGTGAGAGGGTTAACTTTTTGCATTCGAAGTAATGGTCACTTTTTTCCCCAGAGGAAAGAGTAAAATCTCCGAATAGCAGTGCACCTGTCTCGTATGCAAGCTCCAATATTCTCTCGGTATACTTGTTTCTCACTCCCAACTCCAGGGAAAAAGACGTTGTCATTATACAACTCACCTGTTTATATTGTACCTTACTAGTTGTCAGGTATCAACCATTTTTAACTGTTTTTTCGCCTATTTTTGATACTAACCAGCTAATTTATTTTTTACAGATACGATTTTACACGGTATCCTGTACTCTTTTACACGGTATCATATAGCAGGGGGCTTGACAGGTGGTGTATAGTGGTGTATAGTAGTGCAAAAGGAGGTAAAGGAATGACAGTAGTCAAATCGGTTTCGCGCCCATACGGGCGTGCTGCCTTTGTGGTGGGACGCCACGAAGAGATTAAGAGGTTGCGCTTGCCAGAGCACAACCTCCATGTCGGGCTGCATGGGCTGGCAGCCCGACGCATCGGTGGCTTCCGCACCGAGGCGGAAGTCATGCGGTGGTGCTCATTGCACCGCTACTTCTACGCTGGAGATACCCGCGTAGAGGTTTATGAACTCCACGGATTATGCTAGTCCGTGGAGTTTTTGTTTTAAACAGGAGAGGAGATTGAGATGGGTTACTACATAGTACCAGACATCAAAGATGAAAAGGTAGTTTGCCAAAATGCTTGCGAACACAGAGATTGTAAAGCCAACCGGGAAGAGTGGTCAGGCACAAAGTGTGTTGATTGTGGGAAGGTACTAGCACCTGGTATGTTGTTCTATTATAAGCAGACCACACCAAAACCTATACATCAGTGCGTTGATTGTGCTTTCAAAGAGATAGAAAGGAGAATAAGATGAAAAACCCAATCTTAGTATTGCAATATCCTGATAGCCGAGAAGCCAGGACTGTAGCTCTAGCAGCTACCAGGAATGAAAAGGCACTGAGAGCATTCAAGGAAGCCGTAATTGAGGATGCCAGGCTCTCTGCTTTGGACTGGCAGTGTAAAGTAATCCATCTTCAAGCAATGCTCGAGCTTGAGAGATTACACAAGTTGCTTGATCTAATTATCCCTGACAAAACAGAGGAGGTGAAACATGGATGTTGACATTCGGGAGGTTAAGAAGAAAATTCCGAGGCAGCTATGGAGAGAGTGCCGTTCCATCGCTATATATCAAGGTGCAACCATGGCTCAATGGTTGACTGAAAACCTACAGATGTTGGTTGATAGGGAGCGGCATATAGAACAAATGCTGCAGCAACAAAAGAAGTTCAAATAAGATAGAGAGGAGATTGAGATGAAAGTCTATAAAATTACAAATCAGGATGGTTACACACGAAGGGGAGAGGAGGGCGAGACCAAATGGGGGGAAAATGTTACCCATCGAATTAGGAAAAAGGGGATTGCTTTTTGCTCTGATGAAGTTTTTCATTGCTACATTGATCCCTATTTAGCCGTGCTTATGAACCCTATACATGGTAACTATGACCCTGAAACCATGCAACTGTGGGAGGCTACAACAAACAGGATTGTAGTTGATGACAGCACGAAGTCGGGATGTAAAACCCTGACTACTGTGAAGGTAATTCCCACTCCAGTCCTGTCCACAAATCAACGAATAAAAATCGCCATTCTATCTGCCATGAAAGTCAATCAATTACACAGTTGGGCGATGAGGTGGATAACTAATCAGGATAGAAGTGCAGAGGCAGCATGGGCAGCAGCAAGGGTAGCATGGGCAGCAACAGGGGCAGCATGGGCAGCAGCAAGGGCAACAGGGGCAGCATGGGCAGCAACAAGGGCGACAGAGGATTTTGATTTAGTATCTATTATCCATGAGGTTATTAAAGAGGGAGAAGAACAATCCGAGCAAGAGCCAAGAAGGGACACAGGGGACAGGGGACATACTTAGAACTTGTATGTCCCTCCCCTGCCCCCCTACTGCTGAAAATGTCCCCTTAAATTCCAGAGGGGACAGTCCCTTCTGTTTTGTCCCCTTGTCCCTTTTGTAGCTAATTTCAGGGGACAAAGGGGACACCTCGTTTAAATCAATCTTCATGTTAATTCCCTCTGTTTCAACTGTGATAACTTAATCCCCATTTCTGGTCAGGTAAACGAACAATCTTCTCTTGTTGATGGAGTCTAGTTAAAGTTCTTTTGATTGAGTCCTCTTTAGCATTGAGCATAGTGGCTATTTCGGCTCTAGTTAAAGCCTCGGTCTTTAGGCACTCTAGTATCTGCAACGATAATGACATCTCACTTGAGAACTCAGGTATGGTCTTGGGGTTGTCTGGGGTAACAATAATCTCATCCTTCGCAAAAGTAAAAATGAAAGCCATGGGTGACGCCTTCTTATCAATGTTGCACTTAGTGTGGAATAGCCCAAGAGTCAAGGTATTAGCGCCGGGTTCTTGTACCGTCTTACACTCCCATATATTCCTCGGCTGATTGAAAAAATAAATTGAACCTATCGGGGTTCTCCTCTTAACATTGCGCTGCATAGCCTCTTTGCTCAAGTGGGAAATTATAATGCTGGTAACGTTAAGGGAACGAAGGGCAGCAAAGAAGGTATTGGCAAACTCCGCCTTGTTCATATCACCACCGCAAGCCAGCCCGGCTGAATCTATAATTACTGTGTCTATGCTGTGCTCAAGGCAAAGGTTCTGTACCGCTTCCAAGTCTGACGGTAATGGTTGGTTACAACGGCGGTACGCTATAAAAAAATTAGGAGCTAAGCCAAAACCTTTAGTGAGTAGCTTGAGATTTCTCCTGGCTGTGTTTTCTGAGGTTTCCCAATCTAACCAGAGAATTCTACCCATTCTGGGGGATTCGAATCCCAATGTGTTTTCCTTCCACGGCAATTGAATTATAATGGAGAGCACCATGGCGAGAAGTGACTTACCAGTTCCTCCCTCTCCGTAGATGACATTAATCTCGTTCTCAGCGATAAGCGGGTAAACCTTATATTGTGTGGGATGCACTTCCTCACTGTTCATAAGCTCGATGACTGGTTCTCCCGCCCGATACAGTTCGAGCACTTTGAAGCATAGCTGTTCAACGATGTTATCGGCCTGGATTTTATCCAGTTTATCATAGGCTGAGACAAGTTGGTCGGCAAGTACCGGCCTGCTTCTACCAGCAACCAGGTTAAATGCCGTGTGCAGTATATATTCGTGGTAAAGTGGGTCAGTAGTCTTAAATAGAAGCTCACAAGTAACACGGTCTGAGTGGGTCGTTAATCTTGATACAATGCAAGTTAATTGTTTCTCGGCCCATGTCAGGTGAAAAATGTTGCCACGTGTTTCCACTTTAGGAATACTCAAATTTTCAACTCCATGACTTCCTGGCTACAGCGTTTGCCCACTTGTCCTGAAAGTAAGGTGTCACATCTCAACTCCACGAGATTGCTGGCCTTTCCTGTTCCTGAGATAGAACGCTTTATAATCAGGTCGTGTGCCTCTGTAATTGGATGAGTGTCTTGGCGTCATACCCCGGCGGTGAAAGTCATCCAACCAAACATCGCTTACAGGGAAATCAATCATCTCACGGGGGTCATTCTCGTCCCAGTCGCTATTAGGTAGACGGATAGGAGCTTCACGAAGTACCTGCCTGATAAGGTCTTCCCCTTCACTCTTATCAAGGTATTTCAGGATTTCCTTAACTGATTTCATATCGCTCCTATCCGTTGTCCTGTCCGCCTTGTCTGGCATATAATCCCCCTCCTTTTCTTTTTACTGCCCTCTCAGCGAAGCCACAGGGCCTCACAGGGGCTTCTGGTTACCTTCCCCAGCAACCGCAACAAAGTCTGCCATTTGGTTAAGGAGCTTCTTGCGACCTGCTTCATCTAGCAAGTTGACGTTATTGACCTTGTATTGTTCTTGAAGCAACTTCTTAAAACGGATAAGGTCAAGTTGCCCATCTGGTGTAGTAAAACCAGCCTTTACCATCATGTCTTTCAAGGTCTCACGGTAGACATTATACTCCTCGGCTTGTTCCTCGGCTTGTTCCTCGGCTTGTTCCTCGGCAGTCTCTACTTCTTTGAACTCACCTTCCGCAACTTCCTCTGTATCGACCCTGGTCTCGGTTACTTTAGAGACTGCCTGGTCAGCCTCACGGCCAATAAGGAAGATACGCCCGGCGCCAGTAACCAACTTTGTCCCATCAGCCTCAGACCTCTTTTTAGCTTGTGAGAGGATAGTATTCTCCTGGTCGTAGACATCTGGATTATCCACCCTTACCTGTATGCCAAATTTCGTCCACCGGGCAGAGCCAACACCATGTGCAGCAATCCACTTCTCCTGGTCGATGGATTCAACTTCCCTGACCTCCCCGGTTTTCGGGTCAGTTTTCTTGAAGAGCTTGGTAAAACCAACCTTCATATCGGCTGGTAACTGTTGCGAGGTGAGCCAGCGATACCGATATTTAGCCTCCATGGATGAACACATACCCAAACCGCTTCCCAATAGCCGTCCCTGCCTATCATAAATATCGGTTCTTATCCTGTAACGGATGATAGGTTGTTCTCTGATAGAGAAATCACATCCATCCTCAACGTTAGGGGAAGCAAATTGTAAGTCGAGATAAAGGCGAAGCAGTGACACGCCATTTTTAGTGAGCATCGGCTTAGGGAAAATCGGCTTGCCACTTGTTCCCAGGGGATTGATATAGTCTATACCTTCGACCATCAGCAGAGCATAGATACCCTCTACCATCTCGATATAGTGTTTCTGTGCCTGTAATTCAGCAAGCCTTTCGGGGAGTGCCTGTAATGCCTGCGCCCTATAAGGTGTGACCGCCTTGCCCGAAGCCGCTTCGGCCTTTGGTTTTGCCTTTGTCTGTTTTTGTTGTGCCATGTTTTCCTCCTTCGTTTATTAATTTTTTCTTTAACCATTCCGTAGCATCTCTTTGTATCTCACTCACTTTGGCACCAGTGGCGGAATAGATGGCTATAACTTTACCTTTACATAGTAATACCAGCAAATGGTCGTCTAGTTCGTGGAGTTCAATCCCTGCTTCCCGATGAGCAGGTAGTAAAGCACCCTTGAGAACTTGCGCTTTTACTGGCATTAAATAACTCCAATCGCCTGTTTAAGCTCAACAAAGTCGTTTGCATAGCCCACCAGGTCGGACTCTGATAGAATCTCCTGCTCAAAATTTCCTGTCCTCTTATCCAGGTGAACCAGCCTACCCTCATAGATGGTTCGTTTCGGGTACATCTCCTTATAGGCTAGGTAGTAAGAGCCGAGTTGAATCTTCTTGCCGGTATTGATTGCCCCCGTAGTCCAGTCTACCAGCACAATGTGCTGTTTGATTGTGCCTCTGGTGTCGGGATGCCCTACGAAGCCATGTGCTACAGAGTAGACTTCAAACTCTACCTCTCTGGGCTTAAAACTTGTTGCATCCCACCAACGGCTGAAGGCTCGGAGGCATTGTCTGGCTGGTTCTTCAAAGTCAAACCATTCCTCGTGTTTAATGACCGCACCTTGAAGGATAAAAGCAATCAACTTATGAATACGACTGCCTAAACCTACTGTCTCTTCTGACCATGTTAGCCACTGGTCGCCCACCAGCATCCCCCTGTCCCTTGCCAGTCCTATAATGCTGGTGGCAGAGGGTAAGCTGAAGGTCTCGCCGTTTATCAGTACATCATGGAATTTCATCTTGCCCTCGTTACAGGTACTTCAACGCTATAAATTCTTACGCCTGGGATTTGAATAGAGCCCCTGGAAGCTCGGACTATAGCGTTGATTTTTGTCTCATCGGGTATAAGATATTCACGAGGCAATTTATAAGCATCTATTATCTCGGCCTTCCAGTCGGTTCTGAATGAAGTATTACCCATATCAGTTTTAAGTGACTTTGGTGGGCCAGTTACAAGTGGAGCTATAGCTTCTGGTAGTGGTGCTGGTCGCCCTGCTGCCTCTGCCCTCTCTTTGCGATTTTCTGCTAATTTCAACAAACGTGCTTGTTCCTTTACCTGAGCTGTGCGAACACCATCTCTGTATGTCTGTAGCTCAAATAAGAGTTTATCACGTAGTTGCTCTAGGGGGATAACCAGGTTTAGTACCCGGCTATTGATGTCCTGCACCCACTCACGTGCTGGCGAAGTAACCTTTAACTTTTCAATTTCGATTTGTTTCAAGTAGCCGTGAATCTCGGCATGAGCGGTGGTTGCTTCTATCTGGCCAGTTTCATCTGTTACTTTTAGTGCAGCGTATTTCTCAACCAGTGAAGATACCCACTCTGCCAGAGCCACTTCTGGCTGTGCGATGATAATGTCCTTAGGTTTGACTTGTAAAACTTCCTGTGTCATGTTAGTTTCTCCTCCACCTTAAATTTACATACCCTGAATTTACCATCTGTGGCATAAGGAATGGCAATAATATCCCGAACCAAGAAGGATACCTTAACGATAATTTGTGAATCGTTTTTTTCTCTCTTACACCAAGCCAAGGTTGCTACATTTAACCCCTTGCCACATTCGTGGGTTTCATCGATGTCGCAATCTTCTGCGGTGTAGATTTTCCTAATTTGATATTGAAAGTTCTGATATGGCGAAGTTAAATCTGCATTGAGTAATTTGTATGCGATTAGTTTTATCTTTGGTGATTGACTCTTGAGGATATATAAATCTGGAACCCATTTTGATATGTCAAAATTTTTAGCCCTAGACAGGTCAGCCCCAGACAGGTCAGCCCTAGACAGGTAAGCCTCAGACAGGTTAGCCCCAGACAGGTTAGCCCTAAACAGGTCAGCCCTAGACAGGTCAGCCCTAGACAGGTTAGCCTCAGACAGGTTAGCCCCAGACAGGTTAGCCCTAAACAGGTCAG